AGCCGCTGCCGTCTGCGTGGTGGTGTCGTAGAACGATCCGTAGCGGCGGCGCGGCAACTGCGGCGTGTATGGCGGTGCCACGGACAGGTTCTGAATTTCGGTCTGCAAGACCGCGATGCCCATGTCCGTCCCGGCGTCAGGGCCAAGTTGCAAGTCTTGCAACGTAAAGTCGTTCTGACCGCTGCCGGTCAGCCGGAACAGGCTTTCAAAAAAGCGATACCACTCGCGGCTGACCAACCCTGTGTTTGGTTCAACCATCGGCACACGCGGCGGTGTGATGTTGGTGATGTTGACGGCGTTAGGCATTGGTGCCGCTTATCATCAGTTCGGCGTCGATGATCACCATCTTGACCGGGTCAGTGCCTGACAACTCGTACACACGGTCGCGCAGTTTCATCGTCATGCCCAGGCGGCGCCAGATGGCGCGCTGGCCGTATTCGCCGATCCGGCCAATGGATTTCCAATGTTCGTTCGACCATGTGTGGCCGCCGTCGTCCGACCAGCGCAGCATGGCTTGGGGATCGGCGCCCTGCACGGTCGGCGTGTCTGTAGAAACTTCGATGTCGTCGCCTGATTCCGTGATGAGAAAGTTGCCGCTTTCGGTCAGCAGCAAACCAAAAACGTCAAACGGGTCATTGCCCGACAAGCCCACGCCAGACTCAAACATGATCTGAAGGCTGTGCTGCGCCGTGCGCTTCAGGTTGTTCTGGCCGGTCGGCAACGCCCGCCACGACCGCAGCCACTTTTGCGGCGATCCGTTGTCGGCGTAGGTTGTCAGGTCAAAGGTGTAGATGTTGGCGTTCAGGTGATCGCCAATGACGATGTTGCCAAGGAAGTTGCACTGGTTGTTGCCGCGGTGACGCGAAAACACACCTTCGTTGAAATAGGCCCGCTCATGCCAAGCCCCGGTGGCGACATCCAGCACCCACGTCGTGTTGCCAGACGGAAAGTTCAGAACGTAGAAGGCGTGGCCGTCCTGCTGGTAGGTGTAAGCCACCGCGTCGGACATATTGCTGTATTGTTGGATTTGCCACTCGACCGCGTGCGTGGACACGCGCTGGCCGACGTAGCCGTTTGCCCGGTAGATAATACCCTGGCCGCGCGCGTCAGCACCCAGCCAGAACACGCCGTTGTCCACCTTGGCGATGGAGTAGGGTGCAACGCAGCCGATCTCGTTGAACGCGCCTTGGATGCGGGCCAGCGGAAAGTCCGCCGTGCCGGCGTTGTACCAGACTTCGGCGCTGTCCGTGCCAAACACCCAGACTTCGCGGTGGTCAACAATCAAGCCGACGATGCCATCTGGCGATCCTTCGGCGCTAACAAAATCCAGCGGGTCGATCTGCGTGCCGTCCAGCAAGCTGGTGACGTACAGTCGCTGGCTGTTGGGCGGGTTGAACACGAAATAGCCGTCAAGATACCCGACCGTTACCGCGCCAGGAAAGTCAGGGTCGGTGACTTGCACAAACGTGTTGGTTGATTCGGTGTAAACAAAGGCGTCCGGGTTGCATGCGAAGATGATCTGGTTGCCGTTGTCGGCGATGGACACCGGCCCGGTGCCAGTGACGGTTCCCAGCAACACCGGCGTGCCGGTCAGCGACGACAGTTTGTAGACCTCGTTGCCCGACACGACGAAGAAGTCCGCGCCTTGCGTCTGGTGCGCCCACAGCCCCCGGATCGGCCCGGTGCCAACGGCCTGCTGTAGCTTCAGCCCAGGCGCGCGGTTGAGGAACGCAGGCATCTGCCCACCCTCTGGCACAACCTCTGGAAAGAGGTTGACCATGCGCGCGTCCGCAGCGTTGATGCTGCGGGCCACATAGCTTGAACCGAGGATGGGTGACTTCATGCGTTATTCCAGTTCGTCGTCAGCGTCGTCTGGTTCTTCCGGCGTTTCCGGTGCGTCGCACCAGTTGCAAGGTTCGCCGCGCTCCACGTTTAACCATGCCTTGTCAGGCTTGCAGTAGTGCGTCCACATCATGTGCGCCCTCATCTATTGAATCTCAATCACGCCGGTCAACAACAAACGATACCCATTGCCGCCAGGATAAGCATTGTCGTACCGCGTAATGGATACTGAGTTGCTTGCAGAAAGCACAACGCCTTGAAGCTGATTTCCGGTTACTGAATTTTCGCGGCCCACCAAAACCTGATCGCTTGCGGATGTCAAGCCAGAGGGGAGCGAGGCAGTCACGGCAACTGATGCAGTTCCGTTTGTTGTGATAGCGATTGCCATTTCAATAAATAGCTGCTTTCCAATTTTTTGATACCGCCCTGACACTGTGCCGAGCGTGGTGATTGTCCCGCTTACTGCCGCTACTGAAGGTGTGTAGCTTGTCCACGATTCATTTGCGCCCAAATTGTTGGCAACGATTACGCTTGAGCCGGTAGCGCCATTCAGCAAGTTGGCCGTGGTGTTGCCGCGCAAATCATTATTCAGAATTTGAATGTTATTGCCGGTGCCAGCAACAATTGCCACCCCGTAAGCGCCGTTGTTGCCAAGCCCTCCGGTGTTGCCAATGCGACAATCTTGAACAGAAACGTCGTTGACGTTGGCAGCAACCGCAACCCCGCTCAACGTGTTCTGGGCAATTGAACAGTCGTGAATGCGGGTGTTGGTGACGCCTGCATCAATGACGGAAATGCCGTTGCTGGCGTTCAAATAAATATGGCATCCGTTAAAATCCGTGCCTTGAATGCTGCCGCCGCCAGAACTTTCAAGCCTCACACCTTCACTTGCCGAACCGGAAAACCAGCATTGGTCAAACAGAGATCTTACAATAGTCCCACCTTGAGCAAAAAAGTACGCGGCGCGTGTTGATGTATCAAAGAATGTGTTATTCGCCCAAAGCGAAGCAACAACTTGGCCAACGCCAGGATTGACATAAAGAGCCTGCCCGCAGCGAATAATGTTACAATCTTCAATCGTAACATCGCCCGCCTGTGTGACATAAATGCCCGCAAAAGTATTTAACGCTTGATCGCTTATGATGTCCCGAATAGACACGTCGAAGCCTGCGTCGATTCTTATTGGAATACCAGTGCTTGCCACACAGTTCAAAATCTGTCCGCGCTCAATGGTGCATGTCGCAACGGCTGCTGTCCGCATTCCGCCTATGGCCCCTTCCATAGCAAAGTCAGATAGCCGAAAGCGATTGGCAGAAGCAGCAACATCCACATACCAACCGGCGGTTTTTGTAACCGCTGAAGTGAAGCGCATATTTTGAATTTGAACTTGTTCGGCGCCAGAAACAGTGAAGGAATTAGCTGTTGCGCTGCTTGTGCGGATGTTCGTCGCCCATCCGTCCCCGAAATACACGCCCGGCTTGTTGATAGTGATTGCGCTTCCGATCAAATAGGTGCCGGTCGGAAAATACAACCCACCCCCGGTGGCTGGCAACGAGTTTACTGCTGCCTGAATAGCAGCCGCGTCATTCGTCACGCCATCGCCAACGGCACCAAAATCTTTGACGCTGACAAAGTCACGCATCTTGTCTTGCGCCGTGCGAAGAACCGCACCTGTGCCAGCTTGCGTAAAGCCAACCGTGTTGGAACCCGTAGAAGCAGCCAATGCGGCAACAGAAACGAAATCTGCGTCAGTGCAGGTCGCATTAAATTGACTCAACGTGCCAATTAAAGTGTTGTTATTAAGATTGAACGTCTTGTTGGCAAATGTTCCGGGTTCGGTCAATGTCATTAGCCCGGCCCGCGTGTCGGCCTTGATGACGCTATATGGCACGCGCCGGCTATCGCCATTGTTTGGCGACCAGACAACAAGATTATCCCCGCCAGAAAGCGTGGTCAGCAACGGGAGTTGATTGATTGTTGTCATCAGTTCGGCACTCTCATTGTACGGAAATTGCGTCCGCGCTGTAATTTACCTTTTCGTGCACGTAAGACGCAAACGAAGGATCATCACGCATGTGCGCTTGCATCTGAGCTTCGCTCATCTGGCCGCTGCGGTAGCAAGCAAAAAGGGCGTCATAAAGGTTCATTTTCCGACCCAACCCGTGCTGCCGGTGCCAGATTGTTTCACGTAAAGCGTTGTCCCAGCGCCGCCGTCCTGTCGCGTGTAGAGTGCGCCAACGGGCGCGGTAACCGC